TTAAGTTTTTCCCTCGTCAGCCAATCCAGCCCGAATCTGCCGCTTATACTTATAATAGGTATTCCGGGCAAGCCCTGTCAGCTTCATGCACTCCACATCGTCCAATGTACCACCAAAAGCCTTACAATGGATGCGGATTTTCTCTTTGGCCGCTTTAGACTTCTTGGTTTCAAATCCAGTGCCTTTTTTACGTCCAACCTGTTTTCCATTCAGCTTTGCTGTTACAAGGCCCTCACGGGTACGCTGGTGCAGATCGGCAACTTCTTTTTCGGACTGCTCAAAGGCCAGCTTGATCTGCTCCTTAGCCAAGACCATCAGATACTCGTTGATGCCCTTCAAGATGAAGTCCACATTCGTCCCTGTCATGGCAATGCTGCCGGACAGGGCTTTTTTGTAAGTTTCAGTATCAATGTGATGCTCTTTCAGAAATATCAGCCGGATGCCCTTATGGTAGAGATCCTCATACAATGAAAATCCCTCTTCTGCGTTTCTGGACATTCGGGAGACAGAATCGAACACCACAGTATCACCATCTTTTAGAACCCGGTACAACTTGCTCCATTCTGGTCGGAGGATGGAAGTTCCCGTATAGGCTTCCTGCACAATGTGAGCAGTCGGGTACTCAGCCCTGATATTGCGAACCTGACGGTCAATGATCTGCTTTGCAGTGGAAATTCTGCAATAACCATAAATGCTCATAGCCTCTTCTTTCCGTATCAAAAATGCCGAACGTCATTTTAGCGTCACCGATTTGCTAAGACAAATCGGCTTCATCACACTATGATTGATACTTTTCTGTACCCACGGCAATTTTAATACTTTTTCCTGCGAGCCTTAGTCATCCCTCATAAAGTTCAAAAGATTATCTCCGTTGACGAACGGTTCGCACCGTCCGTCCCCTGCGATGACTTTTGAACTTTATAAGGAACGACACGGCTCGCTCTTATCAACGGTTCAGATACTGATTCATAAACTCTTCCACCGTCACGCAGGGCTTTTGATTTTTCTCTGCTCCTCCAAACGGATCATAGTTCCAGTCCGTCTCTTCATCAATGTACCGCCGTCCGTCATTGGGCAGCTCCAACGGCTCTGCAAGAATAATCGTTCCCCAGTGATTGACCATGATAAATGGTGCAATCTCACAGGGAATCCCCCGGCAGTCATCATCATGCCGCACATCGTAGGCATATAGACCATCCGGGACGGTATCTCTTTTTATGCGGAAGTTAGTGAATAATGCAGGCTTTCCGCAGACAGTGATTTCTTCATAGTGTTCGGTCATCGCATTGCAAGACATATAAATTTCTCCTTTATGCCACATTAAGTCGGGTAGCCTTATAGCAGTCAGCGCACATTCCATCATGGGTGGCTGCAAACTCTGCCGCCTGCATGATGGAACCATCCTTCAGCTTAACCCTCTTAATAGGCTGATTGCAGCGAGCGCAGATGCAGGGCATCGGCGGCTGTTCCTGCTTCGGGGTAGCGGATCTCGGTTTCGGCTGCTTTTGCGGTTCTGCATCCGGCTGCGGTGCAGCATCTTCCGGTAAATCCTCTCCGGCATAGACATAGAGGCCAAGGCCAAACATAGCGAGGTTCTTCACCAAGCACCGCATGATGGCTTTATTCACATCGAACATGGAGGCTGCTTCTACGGTGCGTTCTTCCATGCCGATCTTTTCACGGCGGCGGGTCTGAGGATTGTAGTCCCATTTCGGAGTGGTATAGGTATAAGGCACAGCTTTCATGGCTTTGTTTGCGCCATCCAGTACAGGCAGCCACATTTCGTGCGAAACGCCCTCAATCGCGACAGTGGTGTACACCATGAAGCCGGTTATGGGGTCATAAACATAGGGCAGGCCGTTGAATTTCTTGACCTCATAGCTGGCAGCAGGATACAACTTCTTCACCTCTGCCCAAGCATACGCCCAGCTTACATATTTCAGTTCCGTGTTGCCGGACTTTTTGACTTCCAGATGATCTTTGAAGTCGATAGCAAATAATTTTACGAATGGATTTTCCGTAGCCATAATAAACCTCCAAGAAAAAAGGTGGCAGAGAAGTTGCTCCCTGCCGCCATACAATTATGCCGCATGAATGATGGTGAACCTGCGACTGCTTACATTTTTGCTGTACTGGTTGAAAATATCCGGCTGCTCTTTCCGCAGGCGTTGGGAATCCACACGCTTGCTTTCGGAAGATACCCACGATACCTTATAGCCCGGTGCTGTGCCATAGGCAGCATCCTGCATTTGCAGCTTGACCTGCTGCTCGATGGCCGTTTTCTCCTGTTCCATCTGCTCGATTTGGTCGGAAAGCTCCTGCCGCTTATCCAGAAGTCCATGCAGAGCACTCAGGTCAGCGGTCTTATCCCGGTTATCCACCTCATACATCTGGTTGATCTGCTGGGTGTCACACTCGCAACCGTTAGGTGCAGGGGGAATCTGGGGCACAACATGGTTCGTCCAGAAACGTTCTTCCTCATCAATGAGATCAGAAAGCACTTGCTTATCCGTCACGATTTTGTGGATCACCAGCTCTCTGCCGAAAATCAGAGCCGCCACATACCAGCAGTCGAAACCGCTGACGGCTAAGTAGTGGTCAACCTGCGCCAGATAGTGAGCCGGGATTTTGCCATCTGCCCATTTGTCCGCAGAAAACGGCGAGACTGTCTTGCACTCCAGCCCGGCCTTCTGTCCAACGATCAGGCGGTCAAAGTCTGCCAGAAGCAGCGGATGTTCCTCGCTCTGGTAGATAGCGTTTGCACGGCGCACCTTAAAACCCGTTTCTTCGGAGAACCGCTGCGCCACATAATCCTCCAAATCACGACCCTGCCGCATGGCTTCGTTGTCGATATTTTCAATGGTATCGCTGATTTTATCGTGGTAAACCTGAAATGCCGAACGGTAGGGATTCAGGCCAAGGATAGCTCCGGCATCCGTGCCGGTAATGCCGCATTTGCGGTAACGGAGCCAATCTTCTTTGGGTAAATTCAATGTAGATACAAGCCTTTTCATGCAATGTTCAACCTCTCTTTCATCTGTTCTTCTACAATGGAGAAATCATATTCCACCAAGTCTTTGATAATGGTGGAAAACTCGTCTACCAAGGTACGGTCATCATCCAGCCAGAGGGCATACAGGAAATCCAGAATATTCCGCTGCACCCGGAGATGGTTCCAGAAACGCTCGTCCATCTGCTTTTCGGTGTCCAGCGTAATCAGGGCACTGACGATGGTGCTTTTCATCGTGATCTCGTATGCTGTGGTGCAGGTAGGTTTTGGAAAATTGATTTCGATGCGGTCAAGGAACTCAGAAAATTCCCGGACAGCCCGGTTGCTCACATCATTCATAGTTCACTCCTTTAGGCTGCTGCCAGCACCATCTTGTAAGCCTTGTCGATCATGGGATTGCCCTCTGCGGTGCGCAGGAACAGATTTTCGTTGTAGTTGCGAGTTTTACGGATGGGGTCTGCATGGGTAGCAAAGTCGGAAACAGCGTTCACGAACCGCCAGCCGTTTTTGCCGACCCATTCCAGATCGGGTGCATTATAATAGCGAGCCTTCAAATCTTCCTGCAAGCGCAGGTTGTTCTTCCGCTGACCATCGGTTAAGTCTTCCGTGATGGGGAAGAACTCGTTGATAAACTCCTGCACCTTGCGGTCAGACAGCTTGATGGTGGTCAGCTCATGGATACCTTTGCCCAGCTCCCCCATGTAGCTGTTGGCAAGCTGTAAGGTCTCACGGGCATCCTGCACCCGGAGCAGAACATTTTCGGTATGGCGGGCAGTCCAGATGCGCTTTGCAGTACCCAGAGCCAGATTCAGGGTGTTCTGGCAGACCACACGAACCGGGGTCATAGCGACTTTTACACCAGAACTGCCATCGTGACTGTTAAAGAGCACAAGATATGGGGTTACTTCATCTCCGGCGATGATGTACTTCTCCGGCAGCTTCGCCAGCATCCATACCTTCTTGCCGCCCTGTAAAGAGCCTGCGGTTTCATAGGTGACACCCTCACCAAGCAAGTCATCGGTGAATTGGAATGCTTCTTCGTTCTGCACAATGCGGTAGCGGTCAGACACCACACCCAGAACAGCATCATCGGTGCTGCGGACATTGGCACGATAGCCGGGGATCATAGCACCCGTGCCAGAATAGATATTGCGGCTCTCTACCTGCCAATTCAGACCGGCCAGCTCCAAGGCTTCACGGCTTGCAGGGGCATCCATCACGATACGGCCAAGGCCGTGCCAAGGGGTCTCACGGACAGAGAACATCGTTTCAACATTTGCGGACATAATCTTTACCTCCAAAATTTTTGATTATCTTATTTCTTTTCGATTTGATGAGCCGTCCAGACAATGATTTTCGCAGCACCTTTTCCGACTGCTTTCATCACCTCCACCAATACTTTTTCAAAGATTTCTGCCATTGATTTTTCCTCCGTTTTTCTGTAAAAATCAAAGACCAGTAAGCTGATGTGGTTGCTTACTGGTCTTTCTATCCAAGGGTATAATATATCATTATATCTGCTTCAGATACGCCTAACTTGTACCAAGTGTGTCCGCTGTGTCCGTGTTTTTGCGAATCAGTCTTATGTTTTCGTGTCTTTCAGGTGTTTTATGGGTGGAGATATAAGGATATAATAAAACTTGTTTTGAAAATCTCTGACACAACCGGCACAGCCGACACAGCCTCCTACTTTTGAGTTTTCGACCAGATTCCCACAACCACCGTGAGATCCTGCCATTCATTTTTGCGGATTCCCTGATTTCGGGATGCCTTAAAAGCCTTTGCCTCCTCAAAGGAAATCGAAAAGCGTGCCATCTCTACAAAGCCATCCATCGTATATGCTGCGGCGTTTCTCGCCCGTACCTCTGACATCTGAAAGTCGAGTGCCCAGCGAAATTCTTCATTTGTCAAAGGCGTGATTTGCGCCACACAGCTGTTGATAAGCTCCCGATCAACATCGTTCTTTGATGCCCGCTGCCATTCATCCAGCTTCTGCGAGATCAGATTCATGTCCAGCGCTCCACTGCGTTCATCCTCCTGTTCTACGCTCTCATACTGGGATTGCAGATCTGCGATCTGGTTGTCTAAGCCTTTGCGACGTTCCATAAGTTCCTGTTTGGTGATGATGCCGTCTGCACACAGGTCAATATACTTGTCCAGCCGCTCTCTCTGCTTAGCGATGCTCTTTTCCAGCATTGCCTTTCTGGAAATACGAACCGTCTTTTCCTCTGCCATGCAGCGGCTCAGGATTTTATAGACCTCTTTGACTGTCTTTCCCTTGTCAAATGTGAGATGTTCAAACACCTTTGCTGCCATCAAATCCAGCTTCCACTCACTGATGGCCTTGATTTGGCAGCTGATACTCAAATCAAGGCCATGCTCCTGCAAATAGCTGATGCTTGGCCTACGGGTACGGCGATAACACTGAAATCCATGAACTACTGCACCGTCCCGATTTACGCGCCACTTGAACTGGATAAATCCTGCGCCACAGCTGCACCGCAGTTTTGCTGTCCAGACTGACTTTGGCGTATTTCTCATGTACTTGTGCTTTTTTCCGGTTTCATCGATTACTCGTTCTGATTTTGAAGTCAGAATCTGCTGGCACCTGTCCCACGTTTCTTCTGACACCAGCGGTTCAAAATCGCCTTTCACATAGACGTAGCTGCTTTCGTCCAGATTTTTGACACGTTTTTGCGTCAAGTAGCCGTCACTGTGGGATTTATTGTAGCAGATACAACCCTTATATGTCGCATTATGTAACACCCGCCTCACCTTGGAAGCGTCCCACGAAACATGGCCGCTTGCATCCAATCTGCCTAGCCTGTATAATTCTGCTGCCACTTTTTGAAGCCCAACCTTTCCAGTCGAATACATCTGGTAAATCAGTTTTACGGTCTGTGCCTGATCCGGATCTGGAACATAGGTTCCATTCTCTCTGCGGTATCCCAAGATATTTCCGTTGCCATACAGAATGTGCCTTTCCCGACTGATTTTCTGCCCTGCCTTCACACGTTCTGATATTTTGCGGCTTTCATCCTGTGCCATGGAAGACATGAGCGACAGTCGGAGTTCGCCATCATCGGCAGCCGTGTTGATACCGTCATTGATAAAAAGCACATCCACGCCCATAGCCTTCATCTGGCGCGTATAGGACAAAGCATCCACCGTATTTCGTGCAAATCGGCTCACCTCACGGGTAATGATAAGGTCAAATTTACCTTTCTTTGCATCCTCCATCATACGCAAAAACTCTGGCCTCTTCTGTGCTTGTGTTCCGGTGATGCCTTGGTCTACGTAGACCTCCACGATTTCCCAGTCCGAATGCCGGGAACATTCGATTTTATACCACTCCAACTGATTTTCCAGCGCATTGATTTGCGCCTCATGCTCTGTTGAGACACGAGCATATACTGCTACTCGCATGTTTTTACCTCCATTTTCTTGCTTTTTCGGATAAAAAGAAAGGCTCTGGCAGAATCCTCCACCAGAGCCTTTCTCTGTTGTTTACGAAGCCTTTGCAGGCGGTTCTTCCTCCTGCTCACGCTTCATCCGAAGGAAGTTCTGATAAGTGGGCAGGTTGATTACTCCTGCTGCAAAGAGAGCTTCCACCAGACAATAGGCCATCGCCTTTTCGTCAATTTCCAGCATTGTGATACCTCCCTTGGTTATCGCTTATGGTGCTTAGAGTCAGAGGTATAACGTATCATCGAAGAATCAGAAGTTACGGACGGAGCTTGATTCCTTTGAAAGCAGATACCGGATTCTTTCGGGCAATCATATCCTCTCCTGTACACCGGAAACGAGTATGCTCTATCTTCATTTGGGTGAGTTCTTTCGTGAATGCCTTTTGGCTACACGCCCACATATTCTTCTCCTTGCAATAGTCTGAGTAAGCATTATACAGGTCTTCTGTAGCAGTCACTGCTTTCGACTCGCTCTTATCGCAGCTTTCCTGTACAAATTTTCCTACGGTTTTCGCAATAGAGTCTCTCACAATGCACTTTGCGTTGTCCATCTGGGGAATTTCTGGGAAGATGTAATTGAGTTTCACAAGTTTCCGCGCATAGCGCAGGGCTTTTGTAGCAATCGCATCTCGCTCTTTCCAAATTTTGTCTCCCAAATCCGGGTCTTGCTGGTCATCCGGGATTGCATAATTAAAAGGCAGATATATGATACGTTTTAGGAGTGCATCATCTTCTCCGTCGATGATAATCGGATGATTACTAGAAAAGACAAACTTAATGCGCCTTTCCAGCAACGCATCATCACGAAATTTGCGTGGAACATTGATTGAATCGCCTCCTGTAATCTGCTTCAATCGAGAAGCTGCCTCCTCATCAATTTTTGAACTTGGCATATCCATGTCAAAATTGATTACAGCGTTGGCCAACGAAGACATTCCAAATTCATTCTTCATTTGCTTAAGTCTAATACTGCTGATGGATTCTTTGGGGTACAGGCGTCGGATAAAGCTTCCCAAAACGCTCTTGCCGCTATTTCCGATACCCTTCATGAAAATAAAGAACTTTCCCCGTGCAGGGTAGATAAGCAAATACCCGATTGCCATCCAAACTCTCTCCGACAGCAGGGAATCCCCACCTGTGACTCGCTGCAAGTATTCCTCAAATATCTGGCACTTTGCCTGCGGATCATATTTTGCCTTAATACAGGTAAAGGTTATTTGATCCGGGCTGTGTGGATAAAGTTTCCACTCCATAAGGTCAAGGATTCCATTTTCCAAAGGTGCATAAATCGGTTCATCTTCCGGTTCGCTGCACTCAATTTGGGGATCTGTTACGAGGCAATCGTAGAGATCCTTATACCCACGTAGGCTAGATTCATTATTGAGTTCATAGTCCACATTCTGACGATACAACTTGATTAACTGCTTTGAATCCAGCTGTGTGTAGTAATATTCATTGTGGTAATACAGCACACCTCCACAGGAAATGATATGGATATACTTTTTTAGTTCCCTTGTCGTTTCGACAAGGGACTGTTTTTTTGAGGTTTTTATCCCAGCCGATTTTGTCGGTTGGGCATCGGCGTGTTTCCTCATTGTATTTAATGTGTCCTCATTTTTCGGAGATTCTGTAGCTATTGCGCTAGAATCTTCAAACGGATTAGGAGTCCGTTGTTCGCTGTCCGTGCCTGTTGACTTATATCGTTCAGCATCTCGTCTTGCCTTGATTTTGTTGCGCATCGCCTCCTTTGCAGAAAAAGCGGCCTCTTGTTCAACTTGCTCCCCTATTGCGCAAAGTTCGCCAAAGGATAGCTCGGCTCCTGATGCCGGAAGAATTTCTTCAGCATATCCCCTCAAAAAATTATCCTGTGACCAACCCGAATCATTCTCAATTTTTTGAGCGGACTTCTGTAATACCGCTTTTTGCCTGTCATGGAATTTGTCCTTTCCATACATATTACTCATGGTTGGTTTCCTCCGAAGTGGTCTTCTGGAAGTACATCTGCTCGACCAATTTTTCGATGGGATTCTGCGTTTCTCCCAGATTACCAGAGAGCAGATAGTCGATTCTTGTTAATCCCTGAATCTTTCCGTCTCCCTCCCAAAGATAGCCCATTTCCGCTCCCCAAGCATGTACAAACACCTCATAGAAAGCATCCGGTTCAAAATCGTCCGGGCATCCAAGTATAATCGGAGATTGCATTGCTCCGTCTCGGACAAAAATACCGGCAGCTATTTTTCCAGATTTGAATGTTTTTGTGCTGAACAGAAGCGGAAATTTTTCTACTCCATCCTCACATCTCCAATTACAGCTTGACAAAATCCTCCCATTCTGTTTCAAGCTCATTTGGAAACCTCTGAACGGCGAAATATACTCACCTTCCCGAAGAGCAACCTCAGCCTTCCCATTTATCCTGGTAATCCCAATATCTGCATAACAGTCCTTACCCTTAGATGCTTTCTCCTTCCAAGCAAAGAACTCATCCGTAGCTTCTTTCTGAGCTTCGTTGAGTTCCCGATACCACTTGTCATATTCATTCTGTGTCATAGTAAAATACCTCACAAATCAATTATTTTGTGTTTCGAAGTGGCCACTTCGTTCGCAATAGTAGTTTATCATGACCCTATTCTGTCTCCTAGGCCGCTCAAAGCTCTTTTTCGTAAATTTGGGGCGTATTTCATTCATGGTTTATTCATATTTTAAAAATCAAATTATACAAAAATACGTTGAGGGCCCACAAAGAAAGAAAAAACAGGGTCTACCCATGTAATGCC